CGATATTGAGCCTGATCTGGTGCGTGATATGATTAAAAACAGGCCGGCGGCGCTCCATCGTCGGTTGCTAGATGAGCAATACAAGATGAACAGGCCGCAGCGGATTAAGCCAAAGGAGGCAGCGTGATGATTGAGACAGTAGCAGCTCCGGGCTGGGGCATTTTTGATATACCGATAGAAAAACCATCGTGGGATGAGGCGCCAGAATGGGCCAATTGGATTGCTCAAAACGCTACAGGATTCTGGCATTTTTACGACGAAGAACCTTTTTTAGCATACGATTGTTGGTACTCACCAAAAAGAAGCGAGGTTCATGTTTTACAATTTACAGCAATTCCAAACGCGTACTGGCACAAAACCTTAGAGAAACGGCCTGTTGTCGCCAATAGATGGGCAGAAGTTTTGACGGACAATCACAAAGAAGCTGAAATGCTAAATGACATGGTAAACGAACCACCGCACTACACGAAAGGCGAAATCGAGTGCATTGAGGTGCTGGAGCAGCTTTCAGATGACGGCCACGACTTCCGCATCCTTAACGCCATGAAGTACCTGTGGCGCTATCGGCATAAGGGTGGCAAAGAAAGCCTTCGCAAATCCATTTGGTATATTGAGCGGTATTTGGACGAATGAGAAAACGCCACCGCATGTACGGACGCGACCATATCCACCAGCCAAAGCGCAAGCCAGCGCCGGAAGTTGGTGAGTGGCGCTGTCCGGCGTGCGGGCGTATCATACCTGATACCAACATGGCGCTGTGCTTATGTCCGCACTGCGGCGTTAGAGTATGCGAGGGTATGGTTGATGGCTGATATATACAACTTCGAGGATGGCGAAAAGCAGACTAACGCCGATGAGTACCTTGAGCAGCAGAAAGGCATATTCGACAACCTGATGGTGATTGGTTTTGATAAGGATGGCGATATTTGCTCCGGCGTTTATGGCCTGACCATGCCTGAGATCGTTTACCTTCTGGAATATATCAAAAAGGATATGCTGGAAGATGGCTGACGACATAGACCGCGCCAACGACTATATCGAAAGCTGGCTGGAAGAGCGCATCCGTGAACGCGGCGTTGCTGAGATACCTAAAGGCAAGCCGGGCGAGTGCGACTGGTGTGGGATATACAACAAGCGATTGATAAATGGATACTGCGCGAGGTGCAGAGATGAAAAAGCCAAATACCGTAGATAGGTTGCTGCATGAGATTCGTGATGGATGGCTGACAGCGGATCAAAGGCAGGAGCGGATTCAGCAATTAGCAAGGATAAAGCATGCCAGCAGGTAGGCCAACGAAGTACAAAAAAGAATATTGCCAGCAGATCGTAGAGGCGATGGCAGGAGGCAAAAGCGTATTACAGTTTGCCGCTGAGGCTGGAGTTTCCAAGTCGAGCATTTACCTTTGGGCACAACAGCATGACGAATTCTCGGACGCATTATCGCGCGGGAAGGAGCTTGGTGAAGCATACTGGGAAGGCGAGCTGCAAAAAATGATGTATTCGCGCGAAGTCAACGCGCCGCTTGTTAAGCTATATTTTGCCAATCGCTTTAACTGGCATGACAAGCCAGAACAGGAAGAGGCAAAGTCGCAACCTATCGAAATAACCTTCACCAACTCAGAGCCTGATGAGTAATATCGCGCTGCTACCTGCACAGAGGCAGTTTGTTCAAAGCACGAGCAAGTATCCTGCTATCTGTGGCGGCTACGGATCAGGCAAGACGAAGGCGGCGACCATTCGGCTGATATCGCTGATGGTGACTGAGCCGGGCATAAACGCGCTGATGGGAATGCCGACGTATGACCTGCTGCGCATGAGAGCGATTCCGGGCGTGCAGGATGATCTTGAAGAAATCGGCCTAAGCTACACGCTGAACAAGTCGGAGTGGGCGATCAACATGCGCGGCTTTGGCACGATCTACTTTCGCAGTTACGATAATCCGCAGCGCTGGGTGGCGTTTGAAGTGGCGCACACGATCCTTGATGAGCTGGACACGCTGCCAAAGGAAAAGGCGCGAGCGGTATGGAAGAAAGCGGTGGAGCGCACACGGCAGGAAACCAAGCGCGGGAATACCATTGCCAACGTGACAACGCCAGATCAAGGCGTCAACGGCTTTACCTACGAGCGCTGGGGAAAGCCTGAGAGTGACAAATGGGAGCTGATAAAAGCCAGCACTTACGAGAACCACCATTTGCCTGATGGATACACGCAAAGCCTGATAGACCAGTACGATCCGGTGATGGCTGATGCGTACCTGCGCGGCGAGTTTGTCAGCTTTAATCAGAACAAGGTTTACCACCAGTTTGATGCCAAGCGCCACCACAGCGACCGCAAGATCAAAAGCGGCGAGCGGCTGCATGTTGGAATTGATTTTAACATCGGTGGCTGCTGCGCGACGGTGTGGGCAGTGGATAGTGGTGTGCCGATAGCGGTCGAGGAGTTCACGGCGAATGACACGCAAGACTTTGTGACTCGGCTGGCGAAATACGATGACAATCCGATCACAGTCTATCCTGACGCCAGCGGTAGATCAGGCCACACGAACGCGGCGGCATCGGATGTTGATCTTATCGAGCAGGCTGGATTCCGTGTTGATGCGCCAAAAGCCAATCCGCTAATCCGTGATCGCGTAAACGCGGTGAACGGCCTATTGGCACATGATAGAATGCGTGTCAATACCTACGCTTGTCCTGAGCTAACCGATGCGCTTACAATGCAAGGATATGAAAAAGGACAGCCGCAAAAATTTAACGACCATCCGGCAATCGATGATTGGGCAGACAGTGCAGGCTATTACCTCCATCGCAAGTATCCAATCAGCAAGCCGGTCACGCGCGGCATAAGAGGCACGTCATGAGTTCAATTGATACACCGCATCACGACTACAGCATTGAGCTGCCAGACTATAACAAGATCGAGCATATTACACGGCTTAAGATGCTGGACAGTTACTTGATTGAGCTGAATCCGCACGACAAGAGCGACGAAAACCGGCAGCGCAACAACCACTATAAGCAGCGGGCGATCTTCTACGCCATTGCAGCGCAGACCGTTCAAGGAATGCTGGGCACGATGTTTCGCCGGTCTCCGAGCTTGCAGATTCCAGATGCGATCAGCTATGTCAGCCACAACGTTGATGGCGCAGGCACCAGCATCTATCAGCAATCGCAAGGACTGGCTGATGATGTAATCCGCAAAAGCCGCGCAGGTTTATACGTTAGCTTTCCGCCGACCGATGGCGCGGTGTCGATGCAGGATATGGTTGAAGGCCGCTTTGTGGCCACCATTCAGCGCGTGGAGCCGGAGCAGGTTATCAACTGGCGCACACGCACGCGCGGCAGCCAGACGAAGTTATCGCTGGTGGTGATTAAGGAAATCCGCGAAAAAGAAAACCAGTACACGGTGGATGAATACACCACTTACCGCGAGCTGTACCTTGATGACGAAGGCGTTTATCACGAGCGCTTCTGGTCGGATGAGGAAGCTGGCTTGCAGGTAATCGAAGAACACACGCCAACGGATGCCAATGGCAATGTTTGGAATGAGATTCCGTTTACGTTCGTTGGCAGTGAGAACAACGATCCGTCGGTTGATCGGCCTGTCATGCTTCCATTGGTTGAGCTGAATGTTGGGCACTATCGAAACAGCGCCGACTGGGAAGATAGCGTGTGGTATGTAGGCCAAGCGCAGCCGTTCGTATCTAACGCCAGCGCATCCTATCTGGAAATGCTAGAAGAGCAAGGCATGTACGTCGGATCGCGTACTTTGCTGGCTGTACCGGATGGCGGTACGTTTGGCTTTGCCTCACCACCAGCCAACAGCCTTGTGCGACAGGCGATGATTGATAAAGTCGACATGATGCTTCAGCTTGGCGCACGTCTCATGCAGCCGGGCAGCTCGGCTAAAACAGCGACTGAGGTGGCCGGCATTCGTGAGGCACAACATTCGGTGCTAAGCCTAATCGCGGCTAATGCCAGCGAAGCGTACACGCAAGCCTTGC